TTCCTGAATATGCCACCCTCAAAACCTACAGTTTTAAATGCTTGCTCTAATACCCATCCTGGATACTTCAACGTTTCACTGCGAGCTTTTTCTCCTTCTTTTACTGGTAAAGGTCGTTTGAATGTTTTACTTGTAATGCGTTTAAGTCCTGCATCAATTTCATCAATTTCATCTTGATTTAAATCTAAGTTCTCTTTAGCGTTACTAAAATTAGATTTAATGCTTTCAATCACATCTCCTTGTTTGATGGCTTCCTCTTCTGTAGTAACATTACGAGTAACAGGATAATCATTTACAACTTGTGAATAATTATCATCGATAGTAGTTAATTGACGTCCAATAGCCAATTCTTGTTCTGCTAATTCAGGAGCAGCTAAGCGTTGAGCCTGTTCCTCATTAAATGCAATCTTCTCACGCTCAGCCTTAGTATTAGCTCGTTGAGCACGTTTAATTGCATCTAGAACACCAGTTTTATCACTAAGTCCTTCAGCAGCCGCTATAGCCTCTTGGAACTTACCTTCAGCTACTAGATTCATAGAATTTTGCCTAATAGGACGCTGCTCCTGTTCACGTTGGAAAGCCAAGTGATTAACCTGTTCTCTCTCACGTTGATTAGCTAACGTCTGTTGTTGTCCTAATTCAGTACCTCGAGTTTTAAGTGCTTTACGTATCTTAGCTTGGTCTACTGATTTACCTAAACTGGAAGTATCGAATAATCCAGTATCTCTAGCGGTCTCGAAGTCTTCTAATGAACCAACACTAGCAATACGACTTAAAGCCTCTTCAGTGGCTTGATTCCTATTATCTTCAGTAATATCACCTGATAGGTTAGCTAAGCCTTGAAAGCTTCTCTGTATTGCTTCTTGGCCTGATTGCAGTAATCGATTAGATGCACCAAAATTAGGTGCATTAACGTTTCTCCATGTAATAGGCATAATTAAACCCCCACTGTGCCAGAAGCCCCAAACTGTCTGAGATAATCTGCTGTAGATGTAACTGGTTGGGCATTAGCACCATTAAGAGCTGCATCAGCTACTCTACGGTCCTGCCTATCAGATAACTGTGAATTAGTAAGATTCGCTTGATTAGCCAAATTAGTATTAAAAGCTCCTTTATTGAACTTAAATTGGTCTTTAGCTAGGTTTAACTGTTGTAGTCCACCCCATGCGCCCATAATCTGAGCTAAACCCGTTAAGCTATTAGTGAGGGTATCACCATCAAAAAAGCCATCAAAAAAGCCACCAAAAAAGTCATTATTACCATCATTGGAATTACCAAAATTAAGTTGGGAAAGTAAATCTTGGTTACCGCCACCAGTATTGTTAGGACCAAAACTACTAAGCAAAGATGCTATATCAATATTGCCCCCATTGTTATTACCGTACATAAACACCTCGTTAAGTTAATGAAGGCAACCGTAATGCCCTGTCAAAGTAAGATTGAATTGAGTCCAAAGAAGCAACACCGGGATTGGTGTTGTGTATGGTTCTATCATAAAAACCAGCGGGACTTTCATAAAAGTTAGTATACGTATTATTACTGATTAGGGTATATAAGTCTATATCTATACCGGTATCCAGTAAGTCCTGTGCCGCTTCTAGCTTTTCCTGAGCTTCCTTAGCGTCTTCTAGGAAATCTGAATACTCTTTCTCTAGATTAAGGAAATCGTCCTGTGTGATGGTATTTGAAGCCTCTATTAAAGCAGTAGCAGCTTTCATTAAAGTCTCAGCATCAATTAGAGTACCAAACTCAGCAAAGGTATTAGCATCAATGGTTTGACCTGCTATAGCCAATAGGATAGCTAATATGATTGCATTCTCTGCACCAATGAGATTAGCTACCTCCTCAAACACTTCAGCGTATATAACATCCATAATAATCTGTATAACTATTTCAGCAGCTATAACGGAATAAGTAACACCTTCGGCTATCATAACGGCAATATCTTCTGCCCCCATTAATACGCCAACTATAATGATAAATATACCTACAGCATTTAAAAAGTTAGGATTCTCATACCAATCTAACTTAGTCTCTTCAACGGCATATACAGTTAAATTAAGTGTTCGATAATATATCGTTGTTTCTACTGAACCAATGAAATCTTTAACTACACTCTGAGATAAGGGGATAAATAACCCTCCATCAGGCATGTTAGCTAAAGTACGGATAACTATATCGTTACCGTAACGGACAGTATTAATTGAGCGTAATCCATGAACAGTAATCTCTAAGAACTCACTGTCATTTATTTGACGTCTAAATGTTACATAGTGATTTGTACCGTATGTATCATTATTAGCGTCTACATAGACATTTTTAGTTACCGGGTCAATACCATCATTATCGGCACCTATACTTATATCTGCTTGGGTACCAGATACAGTCATGGGGTCATACGCAGGTTGAGGGTCACCAATGTTACCCCCTTTAACCTGAACATCAATATAATGAAATTTAATATAGAGTCTTACATTATGCTGGTCATAATGAATTCGTGTAGCAGGAAAGAAATCTGACGGTTCATTAGGGTCTAAACCCTCATTAATAGCATCGATATAATCCTGTTGAGAAAACCTAGATGTATACTTTAACTGCCTGAAGTACTCACATAAGAATTGATTAACACTATCATCATCACTATCCATATCAGCAGCAAACATTAAGAACATATCATCTATGTCATCAATATCTGAAGTATTATCAGGGTCAGTTAGATTCTCGGTAAATTCTTGTAAATCTATATTAATAAAACGTAATAGTTTTTCTAAAGAATCTACATCTTCTTCCTCAGCATAATCTACATAATTTTCATTGTCATATCTGATTGGAATAATAGGGAATGTACGTAAATCCAAATACGTACTATCTTCTATTGTTAGCTCAGGATAAGTATGTAAATCTGGGTTATAGACCCATAATGTATAACCAGGAATAGTATCAATCGTATATCTCACATGATACATGTAAGTAGTTGACGATAAGTTAAGTGGAATATTTAACTGTAAATTTGGATGGTCACCTGTTGGATTACCTCGGTATCTATGAGGAATATCTACAACTAAGTTACTACCCACTAACTGCATATCAGCAACTTGAGCTGAGGCATATTCAATTCCAGTAGCTATTTCTAACGTAGTTCTTGCAGCAGTCAATGATACTTTACTAGATGATAGTAAATCGTAATCAGGACTTTCCTGTATATAGTGCAGGAATAAATCCATCAATTGTGGGGGAGTGAATTCAACTGAGATGTCTTTAATGGTTACGCCATGCAATGGTTCTAATATGTCTATAACAACATCATTGATATCATCAGAGACTTCAGAATCCCCAAATAAGGTTACTACAGGTAATCCATAAGAATAGTAATTATTAGCATAATTGTAAAATAGGTCAGTTTTAAAGTTAAAACCATAATTGATAGATTGTTGTAAAGTCGTAGATATAGGCTTATCATTCAATACGGCATCAAAGACAGACTTAGCTATAACGTCTGGGTCATTAGTAACAAGTGGCACTGTCGTAGCTGCCACTGTTGTAATGGTGGTAGGCATCCTTTACACGGCTCCTACACCGGTACGTAACTTATTAATTACTAAGTCAGTATTTGTATCACTAACTGAGGAAGGAGTAACAGTACCTGCAGGGTCAGTAGACTTACGTACTGAATATATATCAGCAAATAGTTTAGCTGCCTTTTGTTCAGCATCTCTATCAAATCCATCAGCTTGAGAAGTATACAAAGTTTTCTGTTTGCCTATTGTTCCAGCAACATCTTCTGTAGCGCCGGTAACTCTATCGACAATAGCAGCTTCTTCAGTAAGTTTCTTTTGGTCTAGCAAAGCAACTTCACTTAATACTTTATCACCTTGGTTAGTTAGTAAGGTACCTTGAATCACTGCATTAGCCTCGTTACGTGTAAGTAATGAAGTTTCGGCTATAATTTTAAGCCTCTCTTCAACTAAGTTAGTAACTACTTGTTGGCTTTGAATTACATCTTGATTAACCTTAGCGGTTTGAGCAATTGTAAGTGCTACTTCTTCAGTACGCTTAAGGACTTCTTGTGCAAGGACTAAAGTGTTTTGAGTTTCAGAAGCTATCTGAACATCAGTTAATTCTATGTCCTTATTAACTTTAGTAACTTGAGCGTCTACTAATAATTTCTCGGCATCTATCTTCAAACCAAGTTTAGTAAGGTTGGTTCCTTCTATAATGGCATTAGCTAATTGTTGGTCTATTAAAGCAGTCTGTGAATTTATTTGAGCCAATTGAGCAATAGTATTGTCACGCTCTGATTGGGCATTAAGAATTTGCTGTGCAATTAAATCAGCTTGCTTATCAGCTTGTTGTTCACCCAATACAAATGATTGTGCTAATTGCAGTACCTGGATTAAAGAGCCTAGATATACTTGAGTATAATCAGCACCAGTTAATCTACCATTCTGATGCTGTTCATCTAAACGTAATTGGATAGTTCGCATTAAGACATCAAATACTCCAGTGCCTCGGAGTTCTTGAGTCGTTAAATCTGAAGTTTTGATGTCTGCCATGATTTATCCTTAGTCTATTTCATCTACATTAGATTGCTGTTTAGCCAACAAATCTAACTCTTGAGAGTTAAGAGGTTGAAGCACTTCAATACTATACGCAGGTACTAAACGAGTAGTATGAACTCTTACTCCGGTCTTTCTATTTACTTTCTGTGAATGTAACTGTACTTGTTTCTCTCGTAACGTGTTAAGCATAATCTGTGGAATATGCCAACCAGCTTCATGACCATAGGGTATGAATTTCTTCACTGTACCTACCAAATCATTAGAGCATGTAATTACTTCACCTTCCCATTCAGTTCTATTTGGGTCGTTACTATTAAGGATTATTCTAACTAATTTTAATTGCTCTCTTCGTTTCTTTTCTAACGATTGACGTTTTATTGTATCTTCATCAACATGTTGGGAAGTAGCTATAGAATCTTGGTTATGATGGGTAGTAGTATTAAATCGCTTGTCATCCATAACACTCAAATGTGCATCAATACGCATCTGTAATTTTTCAATACCGATATTAGGATGGTAAGGAACATTTAAAGCATCTGCTCTTTCTTTAAGTTCCAATAATGCTTGGTCTTTGCTTTCTTGTGCAGGCTCAGTTGTAACTGCATTTTGGTCTGAATTAGTCATTATGTATTTCTCTTAGTAAAACAAGCCCCTGCGGAATTGCAGAGGCTTTAGGGGATGTTACCTAGTGATTACCACTCAGCAACAACTTTGTATACAGCGATACGTTCAGGACGCTCGATAAGTGAACCGTAGTACCACTTAATAGAGCTGAATCCCATTTCGCCATACGGGTCAGTACGGTCAGCAGTTTCAAGACCAGGCTTCTTGTCATATATAGTAAATTTCTTAGACTTACCGTCAGATTGGAAACCTATAGTAGTGAATGCCTCTGAACCAATAACTAACATTGGGAAGACATCGTAGTTACCGCCAGTTTCTCTATAACCAGTATTAGTAGTTACACTTTTACCGGCGCCAGCCCAATGAACCATCTCAGGAGCAACGATTACTCGGAACTTACCTACAGAACCAATTTCACCATTAGCAACAGTAGTACCTGCGGCATATGTCTCAACTGATTTAAATAGTTTATCACCGAAGTCATCAACCATTTTTTCTACAGTAGGGATTAGCTCAGAACCGATGTACATGAAACGAGCTGCTGGAAGAGTTTTAGTATCTACTAAACGAGTACCAGTAATTAAATTAGTACTTTTAGGGGTACGGTTATTATCTAAATCGATAGCTAAACGTGTTAACCCTGCGTTAGTAGGACTAGATACTTCACCTGATTCACCAGAAATTTCTGCAGCACTAGCAGCAGCACCACCGTAACGTACAACACCAGCACCATTTAACATGTCAATCTGGATTGCATCTTCAGTAATTTCTACAGCACCGTTAAGCATCTCACGGTTGATATGTTGCATACGTTCCGCATCAGTATCAAAGTCCATGGATTCTTTAGTGTACTCTTGGAAGAAACCAAATTTAGCAATAGTACCTTCAATTTCAACACGCTTGAAGCCAACTCGGTTAACTCGTCCACCTGTCTCAGAAAGAGTAGGTAACTTACTAACAATAGTTCCGATATCTTTAGATGAACCATAAAGATTACCGGCTACCGGTACAGCAGCAGCAGTATCATCGATAACCCAACCTAAGCCTTCAAGTACAGCTTTAGCTTCAGCATAGGTATCATTAGCCACATCTGATGTATCTAAACCAGCAACAGCAGGACTAGCGAATAGTTCCATAGCTCGTGCTTCAGCAGCAGTTACAGCAGCCCCATCATTAGCACCTTCACCTACAGCGTAGAAATCAGTGTAGATATTTTTTAATGTACCTGGTTTACGGATAACGATAGTTTTACTACGAGTAGTAGTAACACCAGCGGCATCTATACCTTGGTCATTAATATTAGCATCATCCAATAATGGAATGTAATGATACTTTTTAATAGTCTTACCCATATGCTTAGGCATATTTTTGGTAGAAGACAGTTGAGAGAAATACATCTCTTTACGAGCTTCAATGAGTGCTTTACGCTCCCATTTGAAAGTCTCAAATTGATTACCGATACTGGACTCTGTTCCACCAGCCGGGTCGTTATATAACTGTGTCATAGCACATTTCCTCTGTTAAGTTAAAGAAGCGATTCGTCCATTAACTCCATAAACTTCTCATCCGACATACTCGCATAAGAATCTATATCTGGAGCTGTTTTAGACTTATTACTTTTAGTAGGCGCTAATTTGCGCTTACGGTTAGTTACTTTGGGGTCAGGCGCTTTAGGAGCAGGTTTACGTTTAGCAACCGGTGCAGGTTTTGGAGCAAAAGCACCTTGGTCATTTAATTGTTTACCAACTTTCATATAAGCTTCTAAATCTGACAGCCCTGTTAGATTACCTAACATTTTGTCTTTTTCCATCTGAGTTGCTATTTTGTCATATATGCCCGAAGCTATATGACCATTGATAACGTTTAAGATGGCGGGTTCTCTAAACAACGCTTGTCTACTAGAATCATCCCACTCAGTACCAACAATTTGAATAGTTCTATCATATGTATCAGTATCTTTAATGTCTGATACTGCATCTTCAAAATCTATTTCTTTATCATCAACAGTGTGAGTATTTGGTTTGTATTCAGTAGCCGTTTCTAAGTCTAAATCCAGAGGATTAATTTCAGAATCTTTGATTAGCTTAGTTATCGCTGCTGGGTCTTTCTTGTGGAGGTCAATTAAAAATGATAATTTTCCTTCATCAAGTAAGTCGTTATTCTGCAACATCTTCATAGTCTTACGGTATGGTTTGAACTCGGCCATCTTCTTATTGAAGCCGGCCCCCATTTGCATAAGCTTAATCACATCATCTGCAGAGTCTAACTTCATTTCTTTACCATTGGCACGAAATGGAGCTAAAATTCTTTCGTATTCGGATTTGTAGTCTATATCACCTACATCATTACCGTTATCTTCTTTAAGGTCTTTATCCTTCTCAGGAGCGTCCTCAGAGATGTCATCTTCATCATCGGGGTCAGTATCAGACTCTTCATCATTTAACTCAGTGTCTTCATCTTCCGATTCTTCAGATTCAAGTTCATCATCTGATTCTTCATCTGTACCTTCATCTTCTTCGGTATCTTCGGACGCAGCATCTTCATGAATATTTTCCTCATCATCAACTACATCACCTTCAGGTTCTGCATCATTTTCAGCATTAACGTCAATTTCATCTTCCTGGTGAATCTCTTCAAGAGGTAGATTTAAAAATTCTTCATCTGACATGCTTTCATAGTTAGGAGCGTCTGACATAATATTAGTCCTCTGCTCTTAACATTGACTGTCTAGTTTCTCTAGCATCATCTAAGTTCTTAGCTGCTAAATGCTGTTGGTCACGTAACTGACGCAAATACATTGAAAATCCACTAACGCCTTTAATGGCCTCTTCATGGAAATCTTTCATTTGTGCAAACTCTGGGTAATTCAATTGACAAACCAAGTCTGAAACATAATCTCTAAGGTACCCCTCAATGATTACTGCTTTAAAGTCTTTGTTTGATAATAAGCGGTCTAAGGCATTGGCTATTTCTAGCTGTGCTTCATAGTCTTTAATATCTGAGTCAATTTGTTTAATACTATTCATGATTTTAACTTACCTTTGTTTTTTGCTCAGTGGAAGGGTCTAAAGCCTTCTTAAGCAGTTCTAGATTCATGTTACCTTCTGATTGAGCTTTTTGCTTTTGCAAGTCCCTCTCTTGAGTAACACCGGTTTCCTGCTCTACATAGTCTAAGTCTTGTTTATCAGCCTTGCTACCTTCAGAACGCGCTTTTGCAATGTCCAGTTGAGCTTGTGCCCTATTCTCAATTGCCTTGGATTGTTCAGTAACAATCTGTGCTTGGAGTAGTTCAATCTCTAACTGAGCTTTACGTTCAGCTAACGGGTCAGGTTGTGGTTGATAATCTTCAAGTTTCTTAGCCAATGCTGGCATCTTTCTAAGTCTAGCAATGTCGGCAAGTATGAGGGTAGTCATCTCCGGTCCAATTGCTTGAGCTGTAGTCTGTAACATAAAAGCCAACTCTTCGGCTTTTTGGTTATCTGCTTCTGCGGTACTAATAGTTAATTTAAGGTCGAAATTACCTATTAAGTTCTCACGCTTAACATTAAAAAATTCTTCATCAGTAATACGTATAACTTCTTCATCGGATAAAAATTCCGCATTCATGGCAATTACTTTCTTACCAATATTAATAATACCATTAGCCAATCTACGGAGTATATCTAATTCACGTTTACTTGTGGCATCCATAGCACTACGGATACCTGTAGCAGTAGAACCAAGAGCTTCACCACTTATACCATTAGAGAATGATTTAGTGCCTGTCATGCTCTCTGCTTCAGCGTATTGATTAGCTAACATAATCTGTGCTGACTGTGGAACCTCTGGGAATGTCCCCATATGGAATGCTTGTCTTGGGTCTACTTGAGGATTAAATTCATAATCCTCTCCATTTTCATATCTACGTTTATTTGTAATATCTAAAGCATCTTTACGTGAACCAACTTGCCCATTAGCAGAGCGAGCTAATATATCCACCATACCCCTAGATACAGCACCTATAATGTTTTGGTTATCAACTAGTAAATCACCATCAGTTTCACCAAAGTTCTCATCAATAGTATGTAAATATTTAGCACTATCAAAAGGATGCATTTTACCGGGGTAAGGATTCTTCTCTAAGCGTATTAAAGTACTTCCAACCCAAGCTGCAACAATAGGTTCAACTTCATCATTACCTTCAATATCCCAATATCCCCAGTACTCTTGTACTACTAATTTCTTACGGGGCTTATCATTATATTTAAATGAGGACTCCATACTACGCATGAAATCAGCATCAGATTCAGGAGAGTTATTATCTACCTGTATTTTATCTAAATCGAAGTATAAACCAGATTGAACTAAATCAGAGTACGACTGTTCCATACTATAACCAATAAAACCTGCCTTATCTAACTTGCCTTTACAACTAGGGTCAATAATTAAATTGAGTGGATTACATACTTCCACAGTTGGGTGATTCTTTAATATTTTAACTTTCTCAACATCTTCAGTCCCATCATGTATAGCAGCATGTGGAATACCAGTCTCTACAGTTAATTCATGTGCATATGCTATATGCTCAGGTAAATTATTTATAATTTCTGGATTTTGTTGTATCTGCTGCATGAGCATTTGATGGTGCTGTAAAGTCTGAGGGTCATCAGTCTCTACGTATTGATATGCAGGAACAGTCTCTATAACTGTCTTTTCTTCATATTCCCAGCCAACCCTAGTAATGACAGTACCGTCATTGACAGCACTTCTCACATAACTATTAATAAAATCTACTTTATCTATCTTATTATTAAATTGGTAATTTAATACTGCTTGATTTTGTTTAGCAGCTTCTTTGTCTAAATGAGTAGCCGGTTTAACATCAAATAAGTCTTCAGTACTTAAAAAAGGTTCTGACAGTGATGAGTACTTCCATTCAGCCTGTTTACGAATAACTTTAGGTGCTACTGAAGATAGTCCTTTACGTACTGGAGTAAAAGTAGGGTTTAAGTTCTTTCTACGTGTTTGTATTTTAGAATCTTGTATACTCTTATCAGAGCTAGCATCTTGTATATTTTGCTTTAATTGTTTAAGCGTAGGTACATTATTCCAAGACGGACGTTTACTCGGTTCATCAGTACCGTGTTCCGTTACTTCTTCTGTATTTACATCTGAATTATCAATCATATAGTGTAACCTAAGTTAATATGCATAGTATGATACCAGCTAAATAATACTTATTAAAGTACTACTCTTCCAGTATTAAGTGTTTAATTAGTAGTACTCTAGTATAGAACGTCTTAGTACCATGAGTATCTCTAATTTCTATCTCAATGAAACAAGGCAATGTACATATATTCCAAGGTAATAATTCATCCTTTAATGCTTGCATCTGTTCACGAGGTATTATTAAGTTAATCAATGAGTTAGCCCAATCTGCACCATTCTGTGTAGATGTCTGTAAGCTAATATCTGTATACGTATTTTGACGGTCAGTAGATACTAATCGACAACTAACCTCAGCAGTTGGATTAATCTCAAAACTCTTCCAACGTCTAGTTAATTGTACTAATACTTCTAATGCATCTTCAGTGTGAAACTCTATATTGTTTATTTTTCCTACAATTCTAGGGTATGTTCCATAATTAGATGTAAGACATAAAGGTTGACCTTCACTAGTTTCAATTCCCGGAGAAGTAGTTACAACAAATGTAGTTACATAGTCAGATACCGTAATAGTAGTTGTGGATACAACTCCCATGGCATTACCAGATAATAATCTTACCTGTAATGTTTGGTTATTACTAATTACACCTGGCTGAGTAGTAAATGCACCACCATCTATACTGTACTCTCCTCCATCTATTGAAATAGGCACTTGAAGGTTCAATCCCGTAATTGTAATGGTTTCTGAGGCTTCAGTTATAGTATCTAATAAATTAGTAGTTAGTGAGCCAAACGTAAAGTCTACAGGGGTAATATCACCTTCTGTACTTACTTCCAGAGATATAAGGGGTGAGCCACTAATTAGGTTACCGGTACCTGTTAAGGTACTAAATGCAATGCCTTGTCCTGATAAGGATGAGCTATTTGCTGTTACCCGCAGAGATGTATATGTTTTACCTTTAAGTCCGGTACCACTAATACCACTAGGATTAGGTCTAAGATTACCAGAGACTCCTTTAAATAATTCTACTGTGGCTGACATATTACTGAGTTGATGTACTAAATCACCATAACCAGTAATTACTCGTTCCCCGGCAGTACTCATTGTAGAGCTGCTTACTTGCAAATCTGCAGTAACTGTATCGATTATAGTGAAAGCTTCTACATCAACAGTAAGGCTTGAAGAGGTGCTTTGTAAATTATCACTGGTACTTACATTAACTGTAAAACCACTACCTACGCCAGATAACGTAGATACTTCGCTTTGTAGGTTGCCAGTAACTAAAATAGCATTAGAGTTAATACCTGCACCTGATATGTCAGAATCACCTGCTGCAAGGTTACCTGTACCTTGTGATAATACGCTTACAGTACCTACACCGACGATATTAGCACTATCTGCTTGGATAGCTTCAGTTATATCTATAGTGGTAAATACAACTCCAGTATTATTAAGTACTGCAGAGTCAGCTACTAAATCACCAATAATAATTACAATGTCACCACCAGCACCGAATACAGCAGAATCACTTGAATTAAGTGCACCAGTACCAGAAACTTCTTTAACTATTACAGCATCTATTTCTGCAGAATTTACAGTTAAAGTACCAACACCGGTAACAATACCTAAACCAGAACCATTAATAGTAGAGCTATCCGCTCCAATGTTATCTGAATTAGATACTCTAATTATGTTACTTGTTACAGTAAGTGAACTAGAACTAGAAGCTAAAGTATCATTCGATGATTTACGTATTATATCGACAGTGGCAGTAATACTAGAGCCATTAGGACTAGTTAAAGAGCCTGTGCCTGCCCCTAGAGCAAATGTGGCGCCACTACCTGATAATGTAGCTTGCGTGCTATTTAGTGTACCCAGCGCTGTTTTAACTACAGTAGCGGTAACTGATAGTGTTGACTCATTAGATATTAATGAGGCATTAGATGGCGTCTTAACTACTCGAGCACCTGAACCACTTATGGTAGAAGGGTCAACAGTTAAAGTAGGGGCAGCACTCACTACTCCTACACTTGCGCCGTCAATAGTAGCATCAGCAGAATTTAGAGTACCTGTACCTGCCCTTACAACTTCTGCGGTGGCGGTAATGGAACTATCAACATTTGCTAAATTACCTGTAGCATTTTTAACTAATGCAGCCACAGCAGTTAATACAACATCTTGACTGTTTAACGTACCACTACCTGTTCTTATAACTGAAGCAGTACTAGTTAATGTCACATTATTGCTTGTTAGTGCTCCTGAACCACTATGTACAACTTCACCTACACCAGCAATAGTACTGACATTAGTAACTAATGAACCAGTACCTGATAGTATTGAGAATGCGTTAGCTGTTACGGTTAATGAGCTTGCAGCACTAGATAAACCACCAGTACCCGATTCAACAGTAAAACTACTACCTGAACCTGACATAGTAGAAGCTGCTGAACTTAATCCACCTGTTCCGGTATGTGTAGTACTTCCACCAGAGATTTCATTAATTGCTATTGCAGATAGAGAGACATCATCAGCACCGGATGTATTATAACCACAATCTGTAGGGTCACTAGTTCCAACAGTGTCATAGGAATAAACACCTGCAACACTAGAGCCTAAATCAAATTCTGCCTCTTCCGACCAACCAGTGTAAGGGCTGACATTACCTACTGCTGAATATCCAGAACCAAAGCCTATCATTACTAATGATTCTGTCCCACCTAAACCAAAAGTATAAGATGGGTCTGCTTCGCTGGTATCTGCAAGACTTTCTAAGTCATTTATTTCTAAATCTGCTGCACCATCGAAGGTAGTTACTACACATAGCCTACCGCCTGCAGAAGAAGGACTTATAGTAGCTGTCTGTGTACCGGCCGGTACGCTAGTACCCAAGAAAAAGTAATGTATCGTAAATGGTTCAGCGTTTGTATATATTATGGGGGAAGCAGTAGTTACACCAGTGGTAACTTCAACTAAACTTTCTCCCCCATAAGTAACACCTGATATTCTGTCACCCGTAGGAGCACGCTCAATTATAGTCACTAAGACGCCTTTAGGCGTACCTACATGAGCATGTGAGATGTCTATACCGGTACTTACATTAGTACCGGAAAAACTACTAAGAGCAACAGATACTGACATATTAGTTTAATGTCCCGCTGACAGTTAAAGTTGGGCAGACAAAAGGTACCGTTTGAGCATCCCAAAGTCCTGTTTCAATATTTACTACTACTTCACCTGAAAATGTACAGGTTTCTTCAGTCGGTCCTGGTGGTGGCGGTGGAGGGTCAACTGGGTCACCTGCAGAGAATCTCTGTATTACGTTTGGTTCACCGGTAACAATTAATTGACTACCATTAAATGTAACACCCTCAACATTAGTGAAGTCTACATCTAATTCAGATACGTAACCACCATCTAAGGTGTATTCGTATAACGTACCATTTCCTCCATTACCTTCCTGATTATCACAAGCAATTACCAGATTATCGCCATTAAATGTCAGTCCACTACCTAAAAAGCAATTAGGTACTGTAAATAAAGTAGTAAGAGATACTGAATAGCCAGTACTGTCTGAAGGTGCTTTATAAATAACAGAAGTTCTTTCATCAATGAAATATAACCAATTGTCTTTATACACTATTCCCTCTAAACCATCACTACTTGAACTAGATAGATTGACTTTAAACTTATTAGTGTCAGTACATCCAGAGGAACTTACAGTTACCCCTCTAATACCATTAATGGATTCATTTAAGACATAGACATCTCCTGGGTTTTGGCCCATGGTTACGCCTTCTAAATCTCCACCTAAGTTACAAGTTTTGTCACCGGGGTATGATAATGTCGCATTGTAGTTATCTACAGTGAATTCCCCAAATAGGCCTTCTTGCGTTGAGCCATAAGCAACACCGCTAAGGTCTGTACCGTTTCCTATAGTGCTTGCTGGACCTTCAGGTACATAGTCAGCTAATTCTGCTGAATGTACATTAAGTACTAAACACGACAGAAGTAAAATTATTACTCTTTTCATTGTTTCTTATTCCCTTTACTGTGAGCTAATTCTTCTACGTTTACTAATCTACTATTGTACGGCTTCATATAAGAATCTAAATATAATTTAACTTGGCTTTCTATTTGTGTATTTAATTCGGCAGTATTTACCTTAGCAATTTCAGTTTTACACTCAACAGAATTTTCTATTTTATGTTCAAGTGATTTTGCATAAGCGTCGATTACACGTCTAAAGCCAACGTTATTGAATGTTATTGATAATATGAGAATTGATGCAGATATAACAATTACAGGGCGTAGAGCTTCTTTCTTTAACTCAGACATTGCTTTGTCATCAATGTTGGGGATTGGGTCTGACATGCTCTATCCTCTAGTAAATTGTAGTTGATGAGTTGTTTATATATGAATAACCCAATATTGCTAGATTATAACAATATTGGGCAAACATTTAAGTATTACTTATGCTGGTGCTGTGTAAGTTAAAGAAGTAACTCGTACAGTGTCTCCAGCGGATATTACATTACTGGATAAATTAATGTCTTCTCCTGATGTACCAACGGAACAATTAATAACTGCGTTACCGTCTTGGTCTTTAAATACAGCTTTAGTAGTTGTACCTCCAGTTGCATTAGTATCATCACTAATAGCGGAAGCAGTTGCTACTCCAGCAGCAGCAGCTCCAAAAGCAGTAGCTGATAAGGCAAGTGTTGCAACCTCTACATCTCCTGCGGTATGAAACTCAAGCGTACCGTTTGCTCCAGCACCTACATCAAGTAGGTCTACAGCAGCGTCTGCCATTGCGTTGCGTACAGCAACTTCGTGTGTTACAGCCATGGTTTATCACCTCTAGTTAAGTTTAAAAAATTCTAATCATAGCGCCTTAAATGTTCTAAGACGCTATTGTTAACGTGGTCTTTTTCTCGTTGAGACAATCCATGCCATACAACGTCCGGTACACTCAGAGGGTTATCAATCTTTGGCATCCCTGTATGTTGACAATAAACTACTGCGTATAAATCTACTTTTCCTCTAGATGTATTCATATTTTCTTCGCCTTTTAGTCGATAGTGCTTAGACTTAAATTAACACCTGCGTAGAAAGTTTTAGTTCCGTGAGGTAATCTCACCTGAATTTCTAACCATGCTGGGGCTATTCCATTGGTCCAAGATATTGGTAAATTTGCGATAGTGGCGGTTTCATTTGCCGGTATCGAAACGTTAACTAGTGACGTTCCCCAATTTGCTTCCGATTGTGAATCTAACTGGGCAATTGGATTGGTATACTGGGTACGTCTATCAAGTGAGATAATAGTAGCATAAATATCAGTACCAGTACTAATAGAGAAAAATCTCCATCGGCGTAATAATTGAGCCACCAAATCAACATCATCTCCCAGAGGTAATATAGGACTATTCATAACATCCGGTATCTCTGGCTTGGTTCCATAATTCATAAAAATTGGATAGGTATCAACTGGGTCAGGTACGGTACCACCTACCGGGGAAGAAACTACAGCAGCTTGATATGTAGTAAGATTAATCGTAGCTAAAGTAGCATCAACACTTGTCACTGGTACAGCGTCGACTGTAACTAATAAAGTCCTACTGTTTCCTGATTCACCTGCCTCATTACCATCATAAGCAGTAACCTTACTAGGGTCTACAGCCCTAAGTACATATTCATTAGTACCTTCAGGTATATTAGTAAGGGTATGGTTTAATCCAGTAAATGTAGCAACAGGATTGTTAGTATCAGTTTTATGATACAAGTTAAACTTAGTTATTGAGTCACCTCTAACTGAACGATACTTACCAATATAAAACTTAGCAGAATCATTAGTTAGTTGTTTAACCTCAACTCTTAATGGGGGAACTGTACGGCCTAAGTATCCCCAAATATACTCTGAGAAACTTTCACCCGATGCAGCAAATCCACGAGCACCATTGATAGCACCAGTAAAGTCAGTTGGGTCGACTCCGATGGTAGCATTACGTACTGGTAAGCCTGACTTACTGTAAGATGACATACGTGAAGCAATATGTTCTTCAGCAGGATGAGGCCAACACCATTCATCAGTTACATCTCTCCAGCCCACATCACCACCAAGTACGTTAGATGGTCCAGCAAAAGTAAGGATATTAGCACCTTGTCCTGCTGTATGTACCGGACTACCTTCCTCAGTTCGGGGTAAGTAATCTAATCCATTATTTGTCGGGTTAGTATCAGTAGTGACGTTAGATGTCGTAGTATAAGTACCACCAACATTAGCAGGAAAATCAAATATATTTATATTATCTAATGTACTTCCTACTTGGTTACTTGAAGTAAAATCACCATTATTTACATTAACTGCACCATCCCACCCCATTCTATATGCAATACCATTTTTTGCTTCAAAGGTGTTATTAGAACCGGACTGCACAAGATAAGCACTATTGTAGCTAGACCCTGGATACGGAGAGGCGTCATAGAAGGTAAAACCATCTAAATCAGTTTGTAGTTTAGTTCTAAATATAAATGGAGACTTAGAACCAGTTTGTGGAGTATCGGTACTTGTTACCGCAGCAGCTACCAAATTCTTAACTGTGAAGTCAGGAGTATCCGATGCTCTACTTGCATCATTAGTAAGTGTGACCATTTGGTTATTAATAGCCATATTACAATTCATTAACTGGTCTTCAGGAACAGTCTCATTGCCTGTAGCAGGTAACCCAAATGCGCCGGCGTAATTCTTGTAGAATGGTGATAAATGTTCTTGGTCACCATCAATAACAAAGTTATTAAGAATATTAGCAGAGCTTACTGTGTAGTGCACTAATGCACCTCTAGGCTGGTCACCATGATATTCATCAGGGCGTGCAATACATCTGCTCATTACAGTATTTGACATGCTTACGCCAAACTGTAAGCCATACCTAAATTGACCAAAACAGTAACTATTTTCCCATACACTACCTTCACCATGTAAATAACCTGCAGCAACAGAACCATAGGCCCCATCAGCTTCGACAAAGGTTGTAGGAGCTAGGTTATACCCAGAATCAGTAGCACCCACCAATTCAAATACGTTATGTGTAGCTCCGCAATTGATTGCTTGGCGATTATTACCTGTCCACTCTAATCCTGACCATTTAACATAATTAGATGGTGCATTAGGCTGCATAAGCAATTCTAATGCTTCATCCTGTCTTGGAATACCATCATGAGGTCCAGCATCAATAATAGTAAAGTCTTCGGACATTATGGTAGTCATTTGAAGGTTAGTGCCTTCTGGCACTTCATTAACATTTGCATCAGCAAAAGTATTTTCAAATGATTGGTCAGCAGTTACAGAAGCATACCTATGCCCACTAGGAACTACTAAAGTATCTCCACCATTTACAATAGATTCTTGACATGCAATCCTAATATAAGGAGATACGGTATCAATACCTAGTTCAAGTAACTTAGAGGTTCCAGTATTATCAACATGAATTACAAACCATGCGATATCTTGACCACTTTCGTTAGAACAGCCAATACCTACTTTAATGCCCTGACCACGAAGCAATACAGATGAATCCCATGAGATACTTCCATCTTCTGGGTCAACAGTCATTGAGTCGGGACCATACTCTTTAAACCAGAAAGGGTCTTCACCATTAGAGAGTGCTGGTGTATAAGAATAGGTATTACCTAATGCAATAGTTGCGTGAGGTATAGGAGATATTACCGGTAGTTGTCCGGTAGCAACCGTAGCCCTGTAAGTTACAAAGTTTATATTAGCCGATGTAGCTTCTATAGGAGCAACAGTAGAGAAACTAGATACAGTAGCGTTTTCTGTCACTATCTCTATGTTAGCGAAGGTAGCTGAAACTTCTCCTTCACCCAAGTTAGGAACGAATAATTGATATTCATTGGCTTCACCACCAATTAATAGAGTACCGTTAGATAATATCTGTACAGACTCAATTTGACTTAAATCTGTAGCAGGTAACTCATCTAGTATATTTCCATTAGCTGGGTCAACCAACATAACTTTTCTTCCACGATGGGAAGATATAATTACATTTCCACTAGTATGGTCAAAACAACAACCAGATAAATCCAATGTACTACCTGAACCAGTAAATACAGTATCAGCGTCCCAAGGCTCATACGCATCTAATTCAGGCTCAGCATGGTTATAATCTGTATTTTGGTCAACAGGTAAGGTCCACTGTAAAAACTTACGTGGGGTACTAGCCTGCTCTCCTTCACCTACACCATAACAAACACCAGTAGCTAGATTAATAGTATTACCTTCTAATCCAGAATTGTTATCTGTTTCTGATTCAGCTAAGAATAAAGTTTGGTCAGGGACTACATTAACGTTAGTGGTACCTGTAGGTATTGTAAAGATAATTTGACGATATGAACTACCATTCTCACTTGCTACACCAATACGGTTATCACCAAGATAAGTGACACCCTCGGTATCTTTATAGTTAGTGGAAACAGTAATGATACGAATTAAATTATCGTAGTCACCTTCGTTATACTCAAAAACTTCAGCAGTATTATTACGTACTACATAAACTTTTTTAGTCTCATGATTATAACCACAACCTGAACCATTATTACCAATACCAGAGAATGTAAGTACACCGGTAGAAGCCGTGTAGTTTGATAGTTGTCCGATAAGTCCAGGAAATTCTGGAGGACCGGCAACTACCTCTGCATTGTCAGCATCTAACTGTATATCCACAGTATCAGGGTAAACATGCTCCCCAATCAGACCGCTTTGTACAGTTGGAGTTTCTACAACAAAATTAATATCAACAGTATCTGGAGATACAACAGTAGTTATAGCCGTAGGTAAAAATACGAAAGCTGCTACAGCATTCTCAGAAGTACTTGAACCAGTACCGAAAGTAGTTAGTTCATCGGTTGCGGCAGCGGTTAGCGACTTAGTAGCTGTATGTGCTTCAAAGGCTGTATTAGTTGTTGCTGCACTACCAGCAGTATAACCATTAGCAGTAAGCGCCCATGTTAATGCAGTCTCATTAGCAACTACTACCACAGAACAAAGTGCACCATTTAATGCGTCAATAGTAAATGGTATATCTGCGTTGTTGGTTCTATCACTTACATCATAACCATCATTAATGGTATCAGTAAATGGAGTAGTTTGGTCTACACCTGCAAATACTTCACCGATGACAATAGTTAAGTTATCGTTAGGAGGAAGTGCACCATCTAAAGCAGATAGACTACCGTTAGCAATGCTAGGGTTAGTGCCTATGTCTGCGTCTTTACACCCAAATGTTAATATTTGAAAATCTGTACCAGTAAAACTATGTATCCTATCTAATGTTGTATTAGTATCCCCAGATACTTGGATTTGTGTTGGTCTACTAGCCCAAGAACTGGAATCGTATATATAGGTAATACGCCAATAGCGGTCAACTCCTGCAGAAGGGGCTACAGGATTTGAATTGCTATCAGCAGTACCTACTGCGGGATTGAGTATAGTTACTGGCATAGTGTCACCTCATCTATGCCCGTAAAATTCTATAGATACCGTTAGCGTGCCAATTAACAGATACGGGACCATCAACCAAAGATACAGGAGTTACCCCAGCATCATTAGTTAAATCAACGAAGCCTACTGCATCACCTTGAGCGCCTGCCATAGTAGTATTAATAAGTAAAGCAGCTACTATATCAGTCGGTCCTCCTGCACCTAAAGCCCAAGAAGGGTTTACAGATGAATCAAAAGTAGCAATACCTGCAGCTTCTACAAAGGTAGTTGTCAGTGCAATACCACCCGTAGAATAATTACCGCCAGCAGCTACTTCAGTAAAATCAGCAGAACCTGGTGTTGCTTGGTCAGCACTTGGTAAAGAGTTAATTAAAATTAAAGCAAATGAATCTGTACTTAGATTCATTGTTGCTTGTGCAAGATTATAGGGAAATTCCTCAAATAGTACGGTATCACCTTTAGCCATGTTATTTATCCTCAGTTGGTTTAATTAAAATTAGTACAGTGTGTGTGTATTGTAACACTACTTAACATCTTTAGTATTTCTATCCCCAAACTTAGTTAAAGCAGCCTCTGCTATTTTACCCATATGAGGAGCAGCAAAATAAAAACCAAGAATTAACATGACGGCCGGTGTCATATCACTAGAAAACTCACTTACGATATTTGATGATTCTTGTAACTTACCTACCAGTTCTTTACTTTCGGTAAATGAGGCATAAATACCTATGCCTACACCACAAAGTTTACCAAATAACCAAGTTACGGATATTGATATAGCTAGAAAACGTCTAGATAGGTTTTGGCCTTGCGAGTTTTTAACCCATTCAAGTAATACTTGTCTTCCTTCAGATACTGCTCTAGCTTTATCTGTTGCTTCTTCTTCATCAGTGTACCACATAGAGTCTAAGCCATCTCTGACCATGCTCATTGCTTCTTTGGTAGTTTCCGAAGAACCGAATAATCTACCCCAAAATGACATATCTAACTCCTTACTGTTATGGTTCCAGTATCCCCAGCCAAGTCTAAAACTTTAACTAATGTGTTTTTAGAGTTAGAAACATCAGGAATTTCGTCACCATCAATGAATTTAATTGCATCCCCTACTAGGATACAACCTCTTATTTGTCGTGTGAAATTTCCCGCATGTACTTGAACATATGAACGGTTGGGCACTTCAAGTAATTGTATAACTTGACTCTTATTGCCCGGACTATACCGAGAGAAATAATTATAGGTACCTTCAGGAATACACGATATACCAGTTTGATTTTCTAAATCTGGCAATTCTAAACTAAAACATGAAAAATTTTGTACTGTAAATATACCTACCGTACTTTTAGGACGATACCATCTATCAACTATTATATTACTCATTTTTGCTCTACCTTTTGCTTACGAGGTTCTTGCTGCGTAATTACAGTGTCTGTTTTGGTATTCTTGGTAGCGTAATATGTATTCCAAAATGAAGCACCAGCAGCAGTAAGTGCCCCTACAGCAATAATACCAATAACCCCTTTAACCCAACGATATCCTGTATAGAGTCCTGCTCTGGCTTTTAGAATCTTAAATATAGTAGCAAATTTCTTATCTGTATTTTCTACAAATTCTTTATGTAGTTCAGTAAATTCATGAACCATTTTAGTGTATTCAGTAATATGTTGTGAAAGTATCCCTTTAGTTACATTAATATCATCACGAAGTAATGTGTTAGTTTGTTGCTGCTCTTTCTTCATTTCCTTCATTTCTTCTATGAACGCACCCATCATCTTGTCGTGTGAGTCTGTCCAGAGTTTGAACATTGGAAATGAAATCTTTTCTTCGCTCATAGTAACCCCTAGAAAACCATCCCATTATTAGGCCGAAAAAGAATCCCCCACTTACTCTTACTATCAGCCAAACGCTCCAAAATTCTATTTCCATTCTTGATACTCCACATATACCATAAACACACTAGCATTAAGGCTGCTGCTATGTAACTGTATGAAGTATAGACAATTTGTCCCACTAAGTCGCTAGTGGTATTGAAGGAGACAACAATATTTAACAAAACATTTAGTAAGATTGTAAGTAATATAATTAGATGAGATTTTAATTGATGTAGCTTGTAGCAAACGGCGGTGTTTATTACATTATATAGTATAAAAATTAGCCAATTGTTTTGACTACGTATATCCAAAAAGAACCTTTGGTATACTACTTCTGAAACAACAAAGAAGCACAACACACAGAATGCGGTACGTTCATGTTCAGGAGCACTTTGACGATAAAAGAGTAAAGCCAGTAATATAGCAATACCGTCAAATTCTATAGGAAGTTGGTACATTATTTCTTTTTCTGCTTATCAGATTCAGCTTTAGAATCTGATTCAGAGCTTTCTTTCTTATCTTTACCTGGGGGTGTTTTATTACCGTCTGTACCTGTTGGCATGATGTATACTCCGCTAGTTAATTACGTTAAGTTAGAATGTCTAGCAGAGTATAATATTAATACGCATCATATGCAATTAAGCTGTATGTCCATCAGCTTGCCAATGACATACTCTATCCGTACCTTCAGGATTGTAAATCGTGAGTTCATTATTAGATACATTCCACAAATTAGCTCCATTATCTGAACCAGTATCAGGAGTTAATGCTGTAGCGTTAGCAGAGTATATAGTGGTAAATGAATCAGTAAATACTACAGTTGCTGAGCTATTGCCAGGAACACTTATTGTCCCACTTTTACGTGTATAGCCTGTATCTTTATCTACCCAAGAGTAACCACCTGTTGAATTAGTGTCTAACTCATTTTTAGTGAATGAAGGTACATTCCCATTAAAAGCGTCCAAAGTAACTTGAGTTGCAGTACCACTAATGCGAGTAACTACTAAGGTATAATTCTGGTTAACGCCGGGATTAGTATCCACTAAACCATCAGCAATACTTAAAGTATACCCACCAAAGAATAGCCCTAAAGTATCTTCTGGAGTATTCCATACATTACCGGTATGTACTTTACTATAAAGTACGGTACCTAGTGAACCTCCTCTTTTAACTTCAACTCTCCATGAGGGAGCTGTCCAATTCTGGTTAACACCTAAGTAATCCCCTGAAGTGCTCACATTAAAGTCTATATTAACATTTACATCTTCTTCATTGGTTAAGGTAATAGTTGAGCTTTGTGCTGAACTTAATGTAGCAGGAACGGTGGCAGAATCGCTAGAGCCGGCCCCTAAGTAGTAAGGATTTAGTGCATAAATGACGTCTTGAGTTAATGCAGAAATATTAGTAATAAATTCATTACCTGCTACCCCATTAACAGTAGCCAGTGCCTGACCATCAACTAACTGTATAGAAAATACGTTATCGCCTGTGGAATTGTCTGTAATGGTCATCGGAGAAGCTGAGTAAGGGTCTAGAGTCATACTTACTCCAGATATATTACCTGATTCTGTACCATCAGTATTAATATTAAGATGTCGACCTGTTATAGCATCTGCATCAATATTACCTGCTTTAATTCCATTAGCAGCTATTTGGTCAGCACCAATAGTACCAAATACAACCAAGTTACCATCAATAACTTCAGTAATTTTAGTCCATTCATCTGGGTCTTCATCTAGATTCCAATATCTACTTTCTGAGAAACCAAATGCAGGATTAGACATAGTTACGACATCCCAACCTGTTTTAACTTCACCAGCGTTAGCTATAACTGTATCTGCTTCTACATCTGACCATACACCTGCTGCAGACGTACCGTAAAAATGTCGACTACCCCTAGGCCCATCTGCTCCTGCTTCTCCCGGAGAAGTAAGTAATGCAGGGTCTTCCCATAAAATAGTATTTAACTGTTGCCCTAATGAATTATTAATCCAAGCAGCACAAATATATACATTATCAATACCATCAGGAACAGTAGACTCCCATCCGGCTGGAGGAGTTAATGTTCTAGTATCAAAATTAAAACTACCATCTAGTGGTTTACTTGGTAAGCTAGTCCCTCTCTGAAATATTGATACCTGTAGTATTGTTTCTCCTGGGTCACCTTTCTCCCCTTTGAATCTATATGCTATTCCAGAATTAATCCAAGTATTGCCACCATCAGTACTTACCTGTGGTTGCGCCCATTCATCAAACTCTGTAGGTTCTTCATGCCAATCGCTAATACCGTCAACACTGAATAATATACGGAAGCCAGTACCATTATATGAAAATACTTGGCTAAGGCTCCATGAAGTATTCTGAGGAGGTAGTCCATCATCAGTAAATGTACGTACACTTACATATAGTCTATCTGTGCCTGCTGGAATTCCATCTGACCAACCAGTAACAATATTATCTATAGGGTTAGGACTAGTGTATGTACCACCGGTAGGTGTTTCACTGAATGCTGGGTCTGCAGAACGTTTAAATGCAAATGCTCTTAACTTAGCTTGAGGTGCTACACCTGATTCGCCTTTAATCCTTACGGGATTAGCTGTGTCATCAATCCATATACCAGAAGAATCTCTAGTACTGGTAATCATGTATTCATCGTTAATGCTTGGAGTAAGTGACCATGGTCCTGTTTCAGTAGGTCCAAACTTAAGTCTTATTCCTTCACCATTCTCAGATAAGAGCCTTGGTTCTCCCCATACAACAGGATTTCCAACATTTTGAGGTGATAATCCATCTGAAGTAAAAGTAGCCGTAGATACCCAAATAGGGGCTGTACCTGTAGGGATACCATCTTCCCAGCCTATAGTAGTAGGGTCTGGATTATCAAATGTACCACCTGTAGGTACTTCACTAAAATTAGTATCTGATGAACGTTTGAATGTAAATCCTTTAACTTGACTTTGCGGAGGAGATTCGGGATTTTGAATAAAAGGAGCAGGAACACTCCAATCATTATATCTAAGTGACCACGTATCTGAAGTGTATGCGTGCATATATCGATTAGTTGCGACATAAGTAGTCCTACCAGCAATAAATACAGGGTCTTTTTCCCATGTAGTTGAACCAGTAGGCATAACTTCAGTGGTTCCATCATAAGAACCTGTACCTGCATCTATAGTAGGAGCTGGGTCACTTGCATCCACATGACCGTAAACCATTGAAACATAATCACCTGAATTACCATCAAAGTAATCAACATCTTTCTCTGGAGTTAATCCATCACTAACTACTACACTCCCATTGGATGCAGTAAATGTATACGTCCCATTTCCATTGTCTACAACGGTTACACTAATCCCTGCATCACCCTTCTCACCAGTAATCTTATTCCAATTGTAATCAGCAGGGTCTGTAGAGGCTGTGGTATCCGTACTAACGTGTTCACCAATGTATGAGCCAGTAGTAGAACTAAAGTCTGTAGTGCCGTCAGCAGAGTTTGCATACATGATATGTAATTGAGGACTAACGCCTGCTTCACCGGTATCCCCATAAAAACGTACAAATCTGTATATTGAGGCATCTGAAGTATCCGGTACCGTTCCTACATTACCTGCAGCAAAACCAATGAATTTTTTACCATGATGGGTTAATGATACGCCTGTACCATTATTATCATCGGCATACACAATCCAAACATTAAATGGTCCATCCCCTACAGCATCATTTAATGCATCCTGGGTATAGAAAATAGAATGATAAATCCAAGAATCATCAATGTACACATATAGTAAATTAGCATCAGTATTTAAGTAATGGTCTCCATTAATTAAAGCTGAAGTGTCCGGGCGTTCTATAGGAGCAGTTGCGTATGCTCCCAAGTAAATGCCCTGTAAATTATTAAACGTAGAATTAAGATTAAGCAGAGCTTCTAAATTATCAGATACCTTTTTAATGTTGTCATATGCGGTATTGATATATTGCTCTACACCCCCGACCGTTGAGGTCTTAGGTTTGCAGTGCTTTATGCCCATCCGTTATTTACCGCCTTATAGTTAGGTGTAATATCATAATTAAGTAAATCATATTCTGTAATTCTAGCGCAAGCCAATTCATACTGTTGCATCATACGCTGTGAATCATCTACCCCATTAAGTGTACTAGTGCCGGCAAAAGCCCTAGCACCTACGAATGAACATAAAGGAAGTAATAAAGAGAAGGGTAATGAGACTTCTACAACTTCAGGGTCTATATCCGATGATGCAGCTAAGGAGGCATGAGAAGCCCTGTACATAACACTAAACATTACATCATCTGATGGGTTAGGAACCTGAATTTGATTATAATGTGGGGTAAAGTATGATTTTGCCTCTACTGAGTTATTTAATATTAACTCACAACCGTTCTCGTCAAATATATTTTCTATTTTAAGAAAGGCTGAATCCTTAAAGGGATTAGTTAAACTATCCTGTATGTACTTAGTTGGTTGGGTCGATGTAGCGTTACTAATGGCATAATCGTAAGCCATAACGTAAGTGCCTATACTTTCATACTGTTGAACATCAACTTGTGCTACATGGATAGGAAATCTCTTATATAATTCCAATAGTGCCATGTTGATATAGGTAACAACTTTAGGATAATTCTCGGGTATGATAATGTTATCGGTTTCACTGCCACCTATAAATAAGTGAGCTAACTCACCATGAACGAGTTGGTCAAATATCGTTTGTAGTTTCATATCAGTACCTTTAAATTAGACTGTATAGGAGCTTAAGCGGGAACCAGTAGAGTAATCATCTATATCTTCCCACATCTTGTTTCCGTCATTATACTGCATTTCTGTAGCGTTTGAAGGTTTCCATGCATTGATTAAGGGTAGCATTGTTATAGTATCAATGAAATCATCATATTTACTTTTAAAAGCCCCATATGTAATTAAACGTAATTCTTCCATACATTCAATCATTCTACTATCAAATTCTAATTCTTTAGGGAACTTAATTTTTGCTAAAGTAAACCAAGGTTGAACTACGTTGAATCGTTGCATCTTATTAGTATTAGGGCGAATACCTGGCTTATTATTATTGCCTTGAGTTGACAATACAAAGTATATGTTACGTTCTATCATCTGGTCCTGAATGATTGATATGAACCCACCTTGTTGTCCTGATACTTCTACCCCTACCCCTTGTGGTTGATACTTCTGAGCCAATTTAAATAAGTCATCTATATTGGCATTCATTTGTTGTTTCTTACAAATACCATCTACCCAATACCAATTACCTGCATGGTCATAAGCCCATACAGAGATAACAGAGTAATCACTTGCTGTTTCTTCTGATGTAGCAAAATCGGTAGTAATGTAAAAATTATAATTACCTTTATTACGTAAAAGACTCGTTCTACTATACCAATGAATTTCTTCATCCTTTACTGCGCGTTCATCATCTGACATGATTCTAAGCATAAGCTCTTGGTTAAATGTATTAATTTTCCCAGCTTTCATTGCTTTATTATATTTACTTAATATATCGTCATAAGTGAATCTATCAGGCCAAGCGCCTCTGAATTCTTCTCGAGTACAAGGAAACTTCTCACAAATAGGATAAACGTTTACATACCAAGCCCCAGACTCGACTGCTTTATATAATGGGTCTTTTGCATTAAATGGGGTACCGGACCATATAATCTTATTACGTCTAGGATGTAATGCGTAATCAACTGCTTTATAAATGGTATCTTCAATTGTTTGAATTACTGTAGGGGACTTAGCATCTGTATCTGAAACCAAATCATCAAGTACAGCCAGTACTGGACGTTTACCCATCTCTTTAGCTCCACGAACACCAGTGGTAGCACCATAACCCCTTATAATGAATACATTACCCTCAATGTTATTGAATTCCCATCTAACATCAGTAAACTTAATCTTAGGTACATATTTACGGAGAAAGTCACTATTCTCCCATCTGTATTCAAGATTCTTACGCATATTCTTAACACCATTCTCAATACTATCTGAGACATACAATGCAAAATCTACTTTACCAAATCCGGGTATTTTTCCATATACGGCAATGTACAGAAATAAATATTCACCTAGTAATGTGGTCTTAGCTAAACCACGAGAACACATATTAGCTATATTCTGTCTAGGCCCTGGAATCAAATCTAACATCTTATAATGAACAATAGGTGAATTATGTTCTTCACCCTCATCCCCATTAACTAGCTTTATGAAATTGATAAACTCTAATGCAAAATCACTTGGAACATATCCATGTTCATCACCATAGCGTATTTCATTTACGTACTTTTCTACTGTTTTTGCTACCTTGGTATATTCCATTTTAATTAATTACCTCACCCTCAATTACTTTAGGTCTGATATTACTATGGGCAATTTGCTCTACTGTTGAGCCACCAGAAATAATAGATTCTTTCTGTGCTTGAGCCAAATCTTTAACTGCGTCCCTTAAATCGTCAATAGCACTATCATGCTTAACACCGATATCAATCTCTACTTTCTTAGCTTCAGGGCGTTTCAGGTGAGTAAGAATGCTATTTGCTGCATCAGTACGTACTTTTTCACTATTGGCGGTAGTCATTAGTTCTACCTGGGTATTTAAGGCTTTCTGGTACATATCAGCATTGAGTACGTAAGTAGGAACTAGAGTCTGCTCTAGTATTAGATTAACCAGCTTATTCTTATTGTAGGCAGAAACATAACTAGCTATGTCATCTGGATTAACATTTCTATCTAGGAATCGTTGGTATCTATCAGGGAAGGTCTTGATATAGGCTTGTGTATTCGTAGCTCCCATCAACTTACAGCTAACGTACTTAACTGCATCAATGTAGCTAGTCATTTTAAACTTACCCTCATTTAACACATGAGTGTAGCTTATTAAATTCTCCCTATAATTTTCTCTTAGTATTGGATTAGAAATAGCTGCATTTATGTTATCTACCATTTCCGGTTTTAAGTTTTCTCTGCAGTAAGTAGGTAGTGCACCCCTGAACTGCTCTATAGTTATCTTCTCATCAGCCATTAAAAAAACCCTTATGTAGTTAAGCCAAAATTTCAACTTAGTATATAAGGGTCATCCTTTACTTACAAATAATAATTTAAGTGGCTACGTATAATTCTTGTAATTTACTCCTAGCGGCCTGAGTAACTAAAGATTCTAACTTACGTTTCACTTCATCAAATTTTTGCATTTCGAGTGTACTAAAATCTCTAGCTATTGCGATAGGCATAGGATAATCAGGATGACTAATATGCATGGGTTCTTCACTTGCCATATCATATAAGTGATAACGTAAATTAGTTTTAGTATCACAAATATGTTCATGGTCCTCCATAACAAATCTAGCATCACCTGAAGTAATACCTGTTAGTAATTCCTCTATCATTGGTAACATAAATTTCTCCTTAAAGTGAGGGGTATCCCTACCCCTTCCATGTCCTTTAAAACTGCAAAAAACCTCCCTGTTTTTTCGGACTCTTCCTTGACTTAGCAGGTGTAGTTTCAACCTGCCCCGTTAGTTTCCCCGACCTCCCCCGTGACCGTTGCTTGCTAGAATAGAATCAAGCTTGGCATTTTGCGCTGCATTCGCCATTGCTTGCTCTACACGTTGGTCACAATTTTGATTGGCCAAGATACTAGCAAGTCCTGCGTCCGTCTTAGCTTGGTTCTCAGCTAACAAGAGTTTTGTTTCACAACAACACTCTGCTGCTGCTCTTGCGTTAGCCGCTTGCTCTCTAACAATTAAGTTTATTTCTGAAGTGAAAAAACGAGTCTGGTCATCAATTTTTCCTAGAATTCCGGTAAAATGTCCATCTGACTGTTGTGTACGTGAGATATCACGATTTCTGTCTGCGTTGTCTGAGATTTGCTGAGAAAGTCCTACATGCCCTAATGTCAAAATCTCTCGATTGGCATCAAGTTTAGCATTTGCAACTGAGCCATCATACGTGAAGTTGCCGTTGTATCCGCGCTGGCCACCCATTCCATAGTAACCGTTTAATCCACGGTTTAAGAGCACATCTGAAGTGTCTAAATTATCCATAATCATGT